TTCTACTGGACAATTCAAAACACCACCGGGCGGCTCTTTAGGACCAAAAGGTGCTACTGGTAGAAGGGCAAAAGGTCAAATGCGTTCTGTAAAAAGAGGTAAGTTGAGAGGTTTGATGCATGCCCCATTATCTGTTGAAATGGAACATCGTGGTGTTGCTACTAAACAACCTAAATCTAAAGATGTGCCTAAATATAAAGAATTTTTAGGTCAACAAGAAAGTCGTAAAAGAGCAGGAAATGTACGTTCTCCCACTTCGCAACAATCAAGAAGCGGTGCTCGTAGTTATTATGCTGGAAAAACAGGCGGTGGTAGATTGCAAGGTATGTCAGCACCAAAGCCTCGTTTGAAACCTCATCGTTTACCACCGATTACACCACCTAGTACTCTAAAAGTTCCTCATTTAAATCAACCACAAATGTCAGGTCCGGGTGCTACTGGTTATATGCCGATGCAAAAACCTATTTCACCAACACCTATGCCAATGGATGCAATGTCTCAACCGTCAATGATGGTGGCAAAAGGTGCTTTTGGTTTAACAACAATAGAATTAGGCAAGATATTAAGAATTGCTGAAAGAACATTAAGGGCTAAAGAAAAGAAAAAGAAAAGTACAGGTAATGCAGAAACAATCGACGCTGACCAAACGCCAACAGGTCAGACAACAAAACCTCAAGGTGGTACTGAAGACCATAGAATGGAAAATATAGGAGGGGTAAAAGGTCTTAGAGGTAATACACAATGAAACCCATATTTTCTTCAGGCGTTTATTTTCCTACTTATATTATAGGTGAACCTATACAGAAAGGTAATGGTATTCATTTAGTACACAACGGGAGAACTACTGAACACAGATGGTATCCTGAAGAAGCATTAAATGATAATCCTGACAAATGGGAAGGTATGGATGCTCCCCCTTTTGCTCACTCAGGACATGTAGACCATGAACAATCTGGACATTCAGGTGTTGGTCATTTATATGATATGGAAATGAAACCCGGCACATTTGGTGGTCTTATGTGGGATGATGGTCATGGGGTGCATTTTCATGGGATTGATGCAGTCATAAATCAACTTGGGTTACATTTACAAAAAATGAGTAAACAATATCCCGGTGCAGGGTTCAATCCACTGGATGCCCAAAAAATAGTTCAAGAAGGTATAGATTTAGATAATGAAAGAAATGGTTGGGACTTACCAAATGTTGAAAGTAAAGAATGGAGAAAAAATGTTACAGGTCATTATGATAAAGATGATGATAGAGGCCATCGAGCACAAGATGGTAGATTAGTAACCAGTACTACTAACATGCATGGGAAAAATCATGCTTTTGGAATTTATCTTGAATCGCTATCTAATCCAGCATATCGTGGTATAGCAGATAGTTTAAAGAAATATCATTTAGATTTAGGTAGTAGTAGGACACATGCACATTCAAATACTAGAAATTTAAGATTTTTAAAAGTACCACACATAACTGCTGAAACAAGCACTTATGCTAAATCAGCAGATGGTAGATTAGTACCTAGAGCGATACAAACTGCTAGAGATAGAGATAGCCATCAGCAAGGTGTAGAAAAAACTCCTCTTGACCCTTATGCAATAAAACAATTTAAAGATATAACTCAAAATAATGCTATTTTTAAAGATGTTACATCTTATGGTATTATTCCAGAATTAGCAAATGATTATTTTTTACGTAAAAAGAAACCACAATATGGTAGAGGTGGTAGAAAACCACATGGTCAAGATGATTCTGGTCTTTCAATAGGTAAAGCAAAAGAAGGTATAAACAGAATATTACACCCTGACCATCAAAAAGAACCTGATATGAATCATATACCACATGAAGGTGAAATAAAAAGTGTAGATATGAATGACCCTCGATGGAATAGTGTAATGTGGACAGATTTTAAAACTGGTAAAACACATCCTTTAAGTGAAATTTTTAAAACAAATAATAGAGCACCCGCAGAAGGAAGAAATACGCAATTATTTGATGATTTTATACATGATATGGCTATGTATCCATTTTTTGAAAAAATGTTTGGTGACAATACCGATAGTAACATACGTGTGAAAGAAGATGGTACTGTAACAGGTTCTTTACATAAAAAATTAGATAGATATTACGAAAATAAATATCAAGGCGGGTTTAGAAAACGAAATGGTGAGATTTTATCTCATGATGATTTACAAAGTTTGATGTCTCATAGTGATACCCATTCCACTAAAATAAAAAACCAAATTGGTGGTGGTGACTCTTTACATACAAAAGCAGTTCGTAACTATGCAACTATTTTAAGTTCCGGTTTAAATGCAAATCGTAAATCAGGAGGTCCAACTTCTATTCATGCTTTAGATATGTTAAGTGGTGAAGAATTACAGGCCGCAGGTTTCAAACCCGGTGATTTGACTGGTCATGAAAATATTTCACAAGTGAGAAACATTGCAAATGCTCTTTCTACAATGATGTTAGAAAGTCATGGTTTAGAAAAACACATTGCTTTTCCTGCAAGTGCTATGGAATTATTTACGAGAAATGAGAGTAATCAAAGTAATAACTTGAGAGCACAAGGTCATGATGTAGAAAGTATACCTGAACATGCACAAAAGAACTTTGTTGGGTCAGTTCCAAAAATTTCTTCAGGATTTTCACGACCCACTGCTGCACCACCTGTAGTTGCTCCACCTCCACCTCCACCTGTCGTAACTCCACCTGTCGTAACTCCACCTCCACCTGTAGTTGCTCCGCCGGGCGGTGTTGCAGGTCAACCGCCTGTTTTACCTAGTGGTCAAATGACTTTGAATGAATTTCCTAGTAATCCTCCTATCAAAGCACCTACTGCTGAAATAATAGCAAATAATAAAGTAGGTGTTAGACCTAGTTTACCACCTCCTAATTTCCGTTCTTTACTTCCCGGTCCTGTAGCAGCAAGACAACAAGCATCGCAAACTCCTGAAGGTACAGAACAAGCCATGAGAAATATTGCTAATAATCCAAACTTAAGAATTACTGAAGAACAAAGACAAAGAGCACAAAGTGCTTTTGCAGACCCCCAACAATCATTACTCACTGATTTTCAAAAAGCGGAAAAATTAATTAAAATGATGGAAAAATTACAATTAACCGATGCTTTTGCTGATGAAAATGTGTTGAAACATGTACCTAATAATAACTTGAATAAATCTTCAAGTATTGATGTTAAGTTTATGGCTGAAAGATTAAACGTGACATCTCAAGATGTTAGAACTATTTTACATGCAAAGGGTGATTGGGAAAGAATTCATAAGACGTATGGGTACAGTGATACAATAATCAAAGCGGTCAAAGTATCTTTCAGTGGGGGATTAAAATGAGTTATGTCGGAATAAAAAAATCATACGTTGGTATAATTAAACAACAGAGCAATGCTACACCAGCCGTTGCTAGTAATATTTCACCACCGCCTGAAAGTGGTGGTACACAAATTGGTGTAGGGAATGTTTTTACTACTGTAGATGGTAAAAAAAGAAATCTTTTTGAATTAGATGAAGAAGGAAAAAGAGTGTATAATCCTTTACAAGTAGGTATAGGTCTTGCTGGTAGAGCAGCAGGTGCAGGGTTAGGTGCTTGGAATGCGGCAAGAACTTTATCTGAAAGTCAAGGTGGTGACATGATTTCTGATTTAGGAAGGGCTGGTGTTGCTGGACAACAAACTATGAATCTTGGTACGGCTGCTACTAATGTAGCGATGGATACGCCGGGTAAAATTGCAGGTGTGCCGAAAACAATCAGAAATTATGTAAATGCTGGTAAAAGCACAACTACTGGTTTTGAAGAACCTGAAGAACCTGAATTTCATATGGGTTATCCTGTTAATGACGATAAGGTTGCAGTACAAGATAGTTCTATGCAAGTATCAGGTCCAGCAAAAGCACAAAATCCGGTCAAAGTTGTTACTCCTGAACGAGCAAAATTTACAGGTGAAGAAATAAATCAGTGATTAATATGATTGAAGATAATGAAGACATGAAATCATTCATTATTGAAATGGATAGAAAAATGGCTAAAAAGTCATTTCATTACTTTTTTACAGAATGTTTAGAGTTTCTTTACAATCATCATCATAAATCATGGGAAACAGGTTTAACTGAACATTCTTATTATTGTGTAAAAGCATCAAGAGACCACGGTAAGTCTGTATTTTTTATGTCATATGCATTATGGTTAGCAGCATTTAACAAGAAAACTCACATCATGATATTTTCTCACTCTCTTGAACAGACACTTGAACATATGAGATTTATTAGAAATCTAATAGATAATACTCCAGTACTACATCATTTGAAGCCAGCCGGAAAACAACCGTGGGCAAAGTCTTACTTCGAGTTTACAAATGGTAGTCGTTTGATGGCAAAATCGGTTGGTGGGGCTACTCGTGGTTTCCACCCTGATGTTGTTGTGTGTGACGATATTCTTTGGGGTACTAGTGGAACTGAACTTCAAAGAACTGCTGATTGGTTTTACGGTGTACTTCTTCCAGTTCTTCACCATAGTAGTAAATTAATGATGGTTGGTACACCATTTAGTTACAATGACTTATATGCGGAATTAGAACAAAAAGAAACATTTAGAGTTGAAACTTATCCTGCAATTGATTCTGAAGGAGTTGCATTATGGCCTGAACGTTGGGATATGGCGGCTTTAGAACAAAGAAGGCTTTCAATGCCCGCTATACAATTTTCTCGTGAATATCTTTGTGAGCCAATTCATGATGTTGCTAGTATGTTTCCTATGGATATATTAGAGGGTGCTAGAGATACAAATTTAGTTTTATTAGATAGAGCAGAAACAAACTACAACGAGGAAGGTGAACCGGATGGTGTT